GGAACAAAAGCATCTGGAACTGCGATAACTGGGCATTTCTGCTTGACGCTCCATTTCTTGTCTCTTCGGAATGTTGCCACATTATGAAAAAAAGGGCGGCGCATACTTATGAGCGCGAGAGCCGTGAAAAACCTATCGTTGCGATGATGGCAGAAGAAGGACGGCAGCGGTTTCAGACATGGACGGCGACCGGCTGCAACGCCTTTGAGGGAAAACGACCGATGGGCAAGCCCATGAGCTTTTGGACGGAGCAGGATGTGCTTCGGTTTATCGTGGAGCGCAACCTACCCTACGCCAGCGTGTACGGCGACATCGTGGCCAGCGACGGCGAGAACGACTACGATGCGACGCTGGTGGACTGCCCGCTGCACTGCACGGGCTGCCAACGCACGGGCTGTATGTTCTGCGGTTTCGGGGCGCATCTTGAAAAAGGCATCAACCGATTTCAGCGCATGAAACTGACGCACCCGAAGCACTACCAGTTCTGCATCGGCGGAGGGGCGTTTGACACGGACGGGCTGTGGAAGCCCACGAAAGACGGCCTTGGCTATGCGCGGATGCTGGACTACATCGGAGTGAGGTATTGACATGGGCAAGCAGCATTTGAGCAGGGACGACCGCATCTTCATGCGTGGCAAGCTGCAAGGCACACGGGAGAACATGGACATGGTGGCAATGGTGCTGATGGACAAATGCGGCTGGCACGTCCAGGAGGAGACAGCGGACAGCCGGGACACGCAGAGCATTGCGTACCTGTATGCGTGCCTGGAGAAGATGGCGGAGGAGATAAACGAAGGCCGCATCAAGCGGAAGCACATCAAGGACGTGCTGAAGGACGAGTGCGGCGTTGTGTTTGGAGATTGAGATGAAAGTTTTATGTGCGTGTGAGGAAAGCCAAGTGGTATGTATTGCGTTTCGTGCGCTGGGGCATGAGGCATATTCCTGCGACATACAGGAGCCGTCCGGCGAACATCCCGAGTGGCACATTTTAGGCGACGCTCTAAAGGTCATCGAGGGGGGGCAAGTGACCACAATGGACGGACAGGTGCATGATGTGGGGCGATGGGATATGATTATCGCCTTCCCTCCGTGTACCAAAACAAGCAATGCCGGGGCAAGGCACTTGTATAAAGGCGGCAGGTTAAATCTTCGCCGCTACTATGAAGGGCTTTGCGGCAAAGCGTTGTTTTTGGCAATATGGGCAGCCGACTGTGACAAGGTTATAATTGAAAATCCGACACCAAGTAAAGTGTTTGAGTATCAAGAACCAACCCAAGCCATACAGCCCTATCAATACGGACACCCGTTCAGCAAAAAAACCTTGCTGTGGGAGCGTGGTGTACAGCCGTTGAAGCCGACAAATATTGTTGAGCCGACAGCAACATGGTGTCCGAGCGGCAGCTATAGTTATAAGCATGGGGAACAGCATAAAGGTATGTTTACCACGGATAGGGCCAAAAACCGCGCAAAGACCTTCCCCGGCATCGCCAAAGCTATGGCGGAGCAATGGGGCGGCGATGCGAGAGGAGGAATGACATGGTAAACGACGCTTTGTTTTCCAGCGATAAGAATTTCTGGGAAACGCCGCAAAAGCTGTTTGACGAGTTGGACGCGGAGTTTCATTTCACGCTGGACGTTGCCGCCAGTGATGAAAACCACAAGTGTGCGCGGTATTTCACGCAAAGCGATGATGGTTTGCGGCAAAATTGGGAGGGCGAAACGGTGTTTTGTAACCCGCCCTACGGGAGCAAGGAAACCGGGCTGTGGACGGAGAAGTGTTACCGCGAAGGACAGAAACCGGGGACAACGGTGGTGCTTCTGATCCCCGCCCGGACAGATCGTGCCAGCTTTCACGACTATATTCTTGGCAAGGCAGAGATCCGCTTCCTGCGTGGTAGGCTGAAATTTGAGCTGGACGGAAAGCCGATTGGAACGGCACCGTTTCCCAGCATGATTGCCATTTGGCGAGGAGGAATGACATGACAAGAGATAAGATCGTGACTGCGCTGCGGTGCTGTGCAAAACCGGGGCGAGACTGCGAAGAAGATTGCCCAATGAACGAGATAAGCCGTGAACCGTGTCGTGAAGTATTGGCTCCGGCCGCCGCTGACCTGATCGAGAACCAGCAGCGGCACATCGAGGCGCTGATGAAAGCCAACGACAGTTTGAAGGACGCCATTGCACGGCGGGATAAGCAAATAGAGGACATGAAGCAGGGCATGGCACAGCTGGCAAAGGCTGTGGCGGTGAAGGAGGAGCAAAAATGAGCCTTGAGGTTTGCCCGATGACGCTCAAGGAGGCGAACGCATTTGTGGAGCAGCACCACCGGCATCATAAGCCAGTGGTGGGACACAAGTTCTCCATCGGCTGCACGGACGGAAAGGAAATCGTGGGCGTTGCCATTGTGGGCAGACCGGTGAGCCGGCATCTGGACGACGGATGGACGCTGGAGGTCAACCGGCTATGCACAGATGGCACCCACAATGCTTGCTCTATGCTATACGCTGCCGCTTGGAGGGCGGCACGGGCGATGGGCTACAAACGACTTGTGACCTACATACTGGACAGCGAAAGTGGCACAAGCCTGAAAGCCAGCGGGTGGAAATGCGTGGGACAGGCTGGCGGCTTGCGTTGGACGGGTAAGCGCAGACCGGAGGTTGACCTATACCCGGCACAAATGAAAATCCGGTGGGAGAAGGAGACGAGCTGATGGAACGACTGACACAGAGACTTAGAACTGGTGAGGTTCTTATGGCGTCAGATTACGAGGAGAAATACACGGAGCAAGAGTGGATTAGCGTGCTGCAAGACCGTCTCGCCGCCTACGAGGACACGGGGCTGACGCCGGGAGACATCAAGGAATTGCTTGACATGGCTATGTCGAAAACAGACAAGGTTTTGCGGCTTAAAGAAGAGTTGCACACCATAAAGAACGAACTATGCCAATACTGCGGGAAGTACAAACAAGCACACGAGGGCGCCTGTGACGGGTGCAAATGGAGGGAAATGTGATGGATGCTGTGAAGTTTATTGAAGGACTTAGAAGAATGATAGCTTCGGAAAGCAATAGGACCACAATGTATCAGATGAAGGAGGAAAAGTAAATGATCGACAAATTGATGAAGAAGTATGGGTACGAAAAGACCGACGAAAACAGGTACGGCGCCTACTACAAGAAGCGTGAACCGCAGGGGTATGATCACATCGTCTGCGTCATCAGCAAAGCCAGCGGCAAACATCTCATGCAGAGCTACGATGCCCAAGTGATTAAGGGGAACAACGACTTCATTAACGGGACTGTTGGGGTAGAGATCCCCATTCTGCTGCTGATGTGGCTGAAGGCGAAGCGGATGGCACGGAAGTACCGCTGGAACCAAAGAAAACCGAACGCGCCGCAGGTGCAGTGATGGAAAATCTGTTGCAAAACATCGCCAGCGGGCTATGGATCGTGATAGGCATTCAGGTCCTTGTCTGGCTGAAGCATTGGAATAAGAAGTTCAGTGACCTGTATGATGAACTGAAATGGGAGATGGAGTGATGGCAACAAAGAGAGTGTGTGACCGCTGTGGTGCGGAGATCAACCCGCCCAATTCCGTCACCTATGCCGGTATGCAGCGAGTTAAAAACGACATAAACGACAATGACTACGAGCTGTGTGTTTCGTGCGCGCACGAACTGCGGAAGTGGTTCAATGGGAAGGAGAACGACAATGGCTGACCAAATGCAGTTATATGACACAGCGGAGAAACAATCAAGTAACAACACAGGTAAAGTTAAACGGAAGTGGGAAAATGGTTTCCAGAGATGGAGCAACCGGCAATTTGCAGATAATGGTAGCTCTGGTAGCCCTTTTGGGTGCTGTGGATTTGGCAGTATGTGTGACTACTGTGAGGATAATACGTATGGACGTCCGTGTGTCAGGGCACTGAACGCCATGATCCGCGAAAAGCGTCTGAAAATCGACTACGAAAAAACTGGCTACGAAGAAGTGTGGGAGGGGATTTTTGAGGATGGCTGAATACATTGACCGAGATGCCGCTCTCATCGAAATCGAACGGCGCGAAGCGCTTATGGTTGGAGACAAGCGCGTTTCCGTTGACGCGATGAAGTCTTTTATCAAAAATCGCCCAGCCGCCGACGTTGCCCCGGTGGTGCATGGGCGAAAAATTGAAGACGGAGATATAGGGTGTTTTTGGCTGTGCTCTCTGTGTGGAGAATGTTTGCCGTATGGTGCGAATTATTGCCCCAACTGCGGCGCAAAGATGGACGGAGGTGCTGAATGATTTGCTTCTACATCATCACGATCTTTGCTGAGTTGGCGGGCGCAGGGGAGTCCCTAAGGACAGCATCGGCCGAAACCATAACCGCTATAGCACTATGGGTGCTATGTGACATCGAACTATGCAAACTTATTTTCAGGAGTCGGTAACGATGAAGTGCGACACATGTAATGAACCTTGCCCGATGGCCGACATGGCGCACGAAGCAGCCAAGGGCAGGATGTACGCCACAAGAGAATTTATTGCGTTACAAAAGAAAATTGAAGACGGCCAGCTTGTCGAAGTGGTGCGGTGCAAAGATTGCGAGAACAGCTACTACGCTGTGGATGATCTGATATGCTCCTACGGCCCGTGCGTGGATTGCCCTGTGTCTCCAGATTTCTGGTGCGCGAATGGCAGACGGAGGGAGGATTCCCATGCCCAAGACTAACCCCCGCAGAATCCCCCGCACACAGGCCGACGTAGACAAAGCTTACAGCAACGGTGTTGTGGAGGGCCTGAGCCGGGGCATAGACCTGATGCTCTACGTTCTGATCGACAAGCATGACGCCCCGATGGACGATGTGCAGCAGCTTGCCGGGGAGCTAAACCACGCCGCTCAGTGCGTGGCGGAAGGGTACGTTACCTGGGCAGATATCCGGCAGATGCTCAAAGAGTACGGCGTTGAGACGGCGCTGGAATAGGAGGTACGATGAGCAACAAATACTCGCTCCCCTACGATATCCGCATGGAATGTATCGCCTACGTCAGGGGCTATCCCCGACGGGTCCGCGCGTACAATGCGGCCCGGGAAGAAGTTCTGGAAGCATCAGCCTATGCCATGTCCGGTATGCCCCATGGCCCCGGTAACAGCAGGATAGCCGAACGCAAGGCGGAAAGGCTGGCAACCATAGAGAGCTGGCCGGAGACAAAGAAAATGCGGGCCGTGGAATACGCAATGGACAACGTGGGCCGGGATATCGCCAATGAGAACGTGCGGCGCAGGCTGGTATGGGCGATTATGCGGAACTGCGACAGCCAGAAACGCTACCCCGCAGAGATGGTCATGCCGGATGGCATGAGCTATGCGACATTCCGCAGGAGAAAGGACCGGTTCCTGTTTGAAATTGCAAAAAAGTCCGGAATGATAGAAAGTTGAGCTAAAACCACGTTTTTAATGTGCTAAAATAGTATCATCGGAGAGTGGAACCAATCAGTCCGCAACCCGAAATTTCATTTTTCTCCTCTTTCTTTCCTCCATAGGTTAAGGCACAGCCGGTAATTGGTGCCTCCGCGCAAGCGGCCTCGCAAGGGCGTTACCGGCATGCAGACACTCACGGGATATCTCGCGGGTGTCTGCTTTTTATGCGGGTGTAGCCAAAAGGCAAGGCACGGGACTTTGACTCCCGTATGTGCTGGTTCGATTCCAGCCGCCTGCGCCAAACTCTAAACGGAGTCAACAACGGAGTATAAACAAGTGGGGTAACCGTGGAAACCGGACATATATGCGGCATAGGTACCCCGTAGTGTGAGGAGACCACAGCGAGTGACGGGGACTTTCCCTGAAGCGCTAAAGCAGGGCAGGACTGCAATGCCGTACCAGATGTGCCCCTCGGGGCGGGTAAAGTCTGCTATGTAAGGCCAAGGGGCGGGGGCTGGTAGCAAATAACGAGGTGTCACGCATGGCGGGGTATGCTCCCGCTACATCTCCTTATAGAAAAGGAGATTGCGAATCATGAAAAATGAAATTTGGAAAGAAATTTGTGGGCTGGAAGGACAATACAGGGTTTCAAATACTGGAAGAGTTTGGAGCGTTAAAACAAACAGGGAAAGAAAACTTGTAAAAGATAAAAATGGGTATCTTCAAATCCATATTACAAAAAATGGGGAAGATATGTGGCCCAAGGTGCATCGGCTTGTGGCCGAAGCATTTATTCCAAACCCTAACTTATATCCAGTCGTAAATCATAAGAATGAAAACAAAATGGACAATCGCGCAGAAAATTTGGAATGGTGCACAAAGGCATATAACAACGCATATGGGAGTAAAGGCCGCGCAGTAGTAAGGGTGTCGTTAGAGAATAACGAAAAAAAGCGATACGCAACTATAGCGGATTCGGCGCGAAAAAATAAGATTGATTCAAAAACAATATATAGATGGTGTCAAAAGGATGGGGGAATAGGGCGAGGGTATAGATGGTGGTTTGAGGATGAAATGATAAAACGGGAGTGGTGAAAATGGCTGCGCGTCTGACAGACCGACAGAAAAAGAAAATACTGGCGGACTATGTGCAGACGAATAACTATTGTGCCACAGCGAAAATCAACGGCGTGTCCGCAACGACCGTCAAGAACCTCGTGCGGGCGAATGCCGACATTGTGGAAAAGTGCGAGCAAAAAAAGGAAGAGAACACCGCCGATGTGATGGAGTACATGAACGACCACAAAGACCTTGTGTGTTCGTTCATCGGCAAGGGGCTTGAAATGCTCAACGACCAGGAAAAGCTGGCGGCGGCAAACCTCAGCCAGATCACAACGGCGATGGGAACACTGATCGACAAGTGGGCGATGATAAGCGGCGGGCCGTCTGATAATGGCAAAGAGGACGAACTCAGCAAGAGCCTGAGAGAGATGGCGGAGGAGTTGGAGAGCGATGATTAAGATTTACGGTCGCAGCGATGACCTTGTGGAAATTTACGGTAGCGTTTACAAAGAAGACGAAATCGGATGTTTTGACGATGATGTTCGTATCCGTTTTTTTGATGGGACGATTATCCGTATTGGCTATCCTAAAGAGGACTTAGGCGTTTGGTGGATTGAGGTTGAAAAACAAGGGACGGCAAAACAGGCGTTGACATTATGCGATAACGAAGATGACGATATTTATAGTGACATCTTCGAAATTGACGCGGAGATTAAAAGCTATTCTGTGATTAAGCAGAAATATCCGAACAGACCATGATTAGCAAAAAACAAGCAAAAATCCTCGCCTTTCCCTATTCCAAGTATGACGCGCTGATATGCGACGGCGCCGTCCGTTCCGGCAAAACCTCTATCATGATGTGGGCGTTTGTCCGCTGGGCGATGGAGAATTTCAGCGGTCAGCGCTTCGGCGTGTGCGGCCGCACGGTGGACAGCTGCACCAAGAACATCATCGTTCCATTCACGGCGATGAGTTTGGCAAAGGAGCGCTATATTATCCGCTGGCGGCGCGGCGACAAGGTGATGGAAGTGCGGCGCGGAGCCGTGACGAATTACTTTGAGGTGTTCGGCGGAAAGGACGAGGCAAGCTATACGCTGATTCAAGGCCGCACGTTGGCGGGCGTGTTGCTGGACGAAGTGGTATTGATGCCTCGATCCTTTGTGGAGCAGGCGCTTGCGAGATGCTCTGTGGATGGAGCAAAACTGTGGTTCTCTTGTAATCCAGGAAGCCCGCACCATTGGTTTTATCAGGAGTGGATAAAACGGCACAAAGAACGCAACGCACTGTATCTGCACTTTGAAATGCGGGACAATCCAGGACTAAGCGAACGAACGCTTGAGCGCTACGAGAATATGTACGCAGGAATTTTCTATGACCGCTATGTACGGGGTCTGTGGGTAGCTGCGGAAGGCGTTGTCTATAAGGACTTTGCCAATAACACAGAAAAGTACCTGATTGGTGATCCGCTGCAATGGGCGGCGGAGAACAGTACCAGGTTCTCCATCATTTCTATTGGAGTTGATTTTGGCGGGACGAAATCAGCGACAAAGTTTCAGGCGACCGGCATCACGCCGGAGTTTCGAGTGGTGGCCCTGGAGGAAGAATACATCAAAAACGAAGAGATTGACCCTGATGCGCTGAACCGGCGTTTTTCTACGTTTTGCCGCCTGGTCACATCAAAGTATGGCAATAGCCAGACACGTGCAGACAGCGCGGAGACGGTGCTGATCAGGGGCCTTGCCCACACGGCGCAGGCGCAGCAGCTTGGCACGCAGGTTAAAAACGCCCTAAAGCTGCAAATCACAGATCGGATCAGGCTTGTGGTCCTTTTGATGAAGCAGGGCCGCTTCAAAGTATCACGGAATTGCCCGCATCTTATTGATGCGCTGCAATCCGCAATTTACGACCCGGATAAATTTGAGGACGAACGCCTCGATGATGGCACGTCTGACATTGACAGCCTCGATGCTATGGAATATTCCCTGGAGCCTTACTATAAAGCCCTTGAACAGGCGGGGCATAGAACAGGAGTTACCGCATGAGTAATGCAGTCATTATCAAACTAAATGAGCTTGGCTATACCACGATCCACGAATCGTTTTACAGCAAGGTTGCGGAGTGGAAAAGCTGGTATCAGGGGAATGTAAAGGGCTTCCACAATTACCGCATTCGCAACGGTGAGAGTATGGTCAATTGCAAGAGGTATTCCCTTGGCATGGGAAAGAAACTGTGTGAGGACTGGGCGAATCTGCTGATGAATGAGAAGGTGCAGATCACGCTTGAAGGGAATAAGGAACAAGAATTTATTGACCGTATCTTGACGGAGAACAATTTTACCGTTAAGGCGAATGAGATGCAGGAAATGAAGTCCGCGCTGGGCACTGTGGCTTACATTCCCCGCGTGGTGGGGCAAGAGGTCAACGAGAGCGGCGAAATCGTACCCGGCAACGCCTCCGGCATTGTGCTGGACTATGTGACCATCGAAAATATCTACCCGCTGGCATGGCAGAACGGTTATATCAGCGAGTGCGCGTTTTCCTCTGTGGTTACAAGGGGCGGTCGCGATTACCTCTATCTGCAAATCCATCGCAAAGAAAACGGAGGCGAATACGTCATTGAGAACCGCATTTATCGGTATGATAATGAGCAACTTACAGACGAAGCGCTGACCAATGTTAAGGGCTTTGAGCGCATCCCTCCCGTTGTACATACCGGAAGCGACAAACGCCAATTTGTTATTGACCGGCCCAATATTGCGAATAACTTTAACTATTTGCTTCCAACCGGCATTTCGGTGTATGCAAATGCTATCGACGTAATGCAGGGCGTGGATATTGCTTATGACAGCTACGTCAATGAGTTCAAGCTCGGTAAAAAGCGCATTATGGTGAAGCCAGCTGCAGCGAAGTACCTTGACGGAGAGCCGGTATTTGATTCAAGCGACGTCGCGTTTTACGTTCTTCCGGAGGACGTAAATGACGGTGCGGTTATTACGCCGATTGATATGACATTGCGGACGGCGGAGCACAACACCGGTATTCAGGATCAGCTCAACATTTTGTCCAGCAAGTGCGGCTTCGGTGAGACCTATTACCGCTTTGACGGTGGCAGCGTAGCAACTGCCACACAGGTCATCAGCGAGAACTCCACCATGTTCCGCACCATCAAAAAACACGAGATCATCTTGGAGCAGGCATTGAAGGAGCTGTGCCGCATTCTGCTTCGGCTGGGCAACACGGCCATGAACGCTGGGCTGAATGAGGGTGTGGAAATCTCCATCGACTTTGATGACAGTATCATTGAGGACAAGCAAACCGACTTTTCCCGTGATATGCAGCTTCTCAGTGCGGGCATTATGAACGATTGGGAGTTCCGCATGAAGTGGATGAACGAGGATGAGGCGACCGCAAAGGCGGCGCTTCCGAAGATGCAGGACGTTGTTGACGAGATGCAGCAGGAGGTAGAATGATGTGCAAATACTGCCAAAACACAGAAGAATTTACGCCGTTTGGCGAGTTTGAGACCCCGTATATGCAGGGGAAGCGCATCATCGCCTCGATGGGGATTAACCACAAAATGAATCTTTCGGTGGGTGTTTCCGGTTTTGGCCTTGATGACATTATCCCGATGGAGCAAAAAATCAACTACTGCCCAATTTGTGGGCGCAAACTGTGAAATACCCATTCGCGCCCGAACTGCTTGATGCGCTGCCGGAGGAATTGGCGGAGCTTTACCGCGGGTTGGAAGACACATTGCTGATGGAGATATGTTCCCGGCTGAAGCTGCGGGACGAGCTGAACGAGGTCACGGTGCAGGACATCAAGGCGCTGCGGTCACACGGCATCGATCTGAAAGAGATTGAGAAAGCCATACGCCAGACTACCGGCATCAGCGAGAAAAAGCTGAACGAGCTGATAGACGATGTGGTGGAGCGCAACCAAAAGTATTACACCGAGGTCATAGACATTGCCCGTGTAACACAGCCTAACATGCTGGTGGATGCAACCACCATTGATGCCATTAAACGGCAGACGCAGGATGCGTTTCGTAACATCACCGCTTCGATGGGGTTTTTGGTAGACGCGGGGCGGACGATGCTACACCCCGCAAAGGCGTACCAGTGGGCTTTAGATGCCGCTACATTGAAAGTAGAAAGCGGGGCTATTTCTTATGGGCAAGCCATCAAAGACGCCGTTAGGGAGCTTGCAAGTAGCGGCATGCGGGTGGTGGACTATGAGAGCGGACACCGTGACCATGTAGACGTAGCTGCCCGCCGTGCAGTAATGACAGGCGTATCACAGTTGTGCAGTAAGTACACGGAGCAAGCGGCGGAATACCTGGAAACGCCGTATTATGAAGTGTCTGCCCACGCCGGGGCACGTGATGTACCAGGGCGGTCGCCGTGGTCATCGCACAAGGAGTGGCAGGGAAAAGTGTATTCCACACGCAGCGGCGACATCTACCCGAACATCTACGAGGTGTGCGGTCTGGGGGCCGTGGATGGACTGGAAGGCGCCAACTGCCGCCATCGACGCAACGTTTGGGTTGATGGAGTAAGCGAACGCACATACACCGACAATCAGCTTGAACACATTGATGATGGGCTTGGCTGTACTTTTGAGGGTAAGAACTACACGGCATACGAAGCCACGCAGGAGCAGCGCAAGGTGGAGCGCACCATACGCAAGCTCAAGCGTGAGAAAGCCGCCTACAAGGCCGCAGGATTGCATGAAGATGAGGCTGCGGTAAACATAAGGCTACGGCGGTTAAACGCGAAATACAATGCGTTCAGCGCGGCGGCAGGGCTGCCGGAGCAGCGGGAGAGAATGAAGGTGCTGTATGTAGATAATTTGCCGCAACAAAAAGTAAATGGCTTGTCTGCTTCAACGAAATCTACTATAATAAACGCAAATAAGGCGAGTGGCGGCGGAGCAGTGCATCACATTGGGCAAATTGATACTGAAAAGTACAGAGTAGTAACAGAAGACATCCGCACGGATGAAGTAGTCATAACGGATGAACGCATACAGCACATAAAAAAACGACATCCGCGGGATTTTGAACGGTACAAAAACTATTTATCGCAAATTGTAGAGGCTCCCGATTATATTTTAGAAGCAAACAAACCGAACACCGCGTTTGTTCTTAAAGCGTTTGAAGACGCAGGGGAACGCTTCCAGCTCATTTTGCGGCTTGCGACAAATGCAGACAATCCAGAGTATAAAAACTCTGTGATTACATTTTTGCGAGTGGAAGAAAAGCGATACAAGCGGTATCTACGGACGAAAAAAATACTTTACAAATCTGAATAAAGCGGCTATACTTGTTATAGGATAAGCAAGGTGCTTTGAGGTGGTCAATTTCGTGGCAGCCACACGCCGATGGTATTGATAGGGGAAACCCGAGAGATGCAGGGGAACGCCACGCCTGCCAAAGCGCCAACGAAGAAGGAGAGCCGCAGCGATGTGGTTCTCCTTCTTGTGTTTTGAAAGGCGGATATGACTTGAACTTTGACGAAGCAATCAAGGCCGTGCAAGCCATTCTCAAACGTGGAAACGATGTAGAAATCCGGCGCAAAGGTGACGGGTACATCGTCTTAGAGGTCAAGAAAACAATCAAATACAGCACTTCCGCGCAATAGGGCGCGGGAAAGAGCAATAGGAGCCGAACAGTACGCAGATTTTGCGCATTGTTCGGCTCTTTTGTTTTAGGAGGGCTAAATATGGCAACTGAAAATGGCGTTTGGCGCACGATAAGCGGGCGGCGAGTGTTTATCAAAGAAGGACAAAGTCTAACAGATGTAATGCGCGAAAGTGGAAAGTTCGGAGAAGATAAAACCAGGCTTTTTAACAAAAAAGATTTTCAAGATGCAAAAAAACTCACAGAAAAAATCGTCGAAGATCAAGAATTTACATATTATGGATTGCGTGTACAAGAAAATGATAGCGAAAAAATAGGGGGAATTATAGAGCACACTTCAAAAAATTTTGGCGGTGATTTTGAAGGAAGTGAAAGAGACGGCGAAGACCTTGATGGGGTTTCTTCAATTAAGATAGATTCAGTGTCAGAAGTCACTCAATTTGGAGGTTATGAAGGAAGAATAATGTATTTACTGGGGGCGGATGAAGGAGAATATGGATACGACCCAGGAGAGTTCATTATGAAAGATGCAAAAGTATTGGGAAAAATAAAAGTTGAAAATGGAAAGCTAAAGTTGACTGACCAATATAAAAAGTCAGGCACTCATAAAACAGAAACCAAGTCATCAACGACAAAAGAGAGTAGCCAATATGCCGGGACGTCTGCACAGGTAAAGGAATATACATCGTTTAAGGCAGAAATGACAAAAAAATACGGCGGTCGCCTTTGGAGCGAAATGACAGACAGCGAATACGACAAAATGGAACGCCTTGAACGGATTGCGTATCGCGGAAAATAAAATATAGCCTTTTGCCAATCGGGGCAAAAGAAGTGGCAATTTGAGCCAAGCAGTCCGCGAAAGCGTATTGTTTGGCTCTTTTTTTGTAATACGCAGCGGGGAATGACGCTGTGGAAATAAATAAAAGGAGAGTAAAAATGGCAGACGAAATTATGACTTTTGATGAAATATTGGCTGACCCGACCTACAAGGCGGAGTTTGACAGGCGAATCACAAAGGCGCTTTCGACTGTCCAGAGCAAACTGGACGCGGAAGTGGAGAAGAACAAGCAGTTTGCAGCGAACGGCAGCGCGGAAACGGAAGCGCTCAAAAAGGAAATCGAGGGCTACAAGTCCAAGATTGCCGATTATGACTACGCAGATGTGATCCGTAAGACGCTTGCTGAAAAGGGCGTAAAATTCAGCTCTAAAGCTGCTGAAAAAGCATATTTGGCAGACCTGAAAGCAAAGCACCTTGAAATCAAGGACGGTGCGCTTGATGGGTTTGACGAATGGCACAAGGCGCAAGTCAGCGCCGATCCGTCCGCGTTTCAAGACGGCGTAAAAATCGACTGGTCTGCCGCTGTTGGCGGCGGCGAAAAGAAAACAGATACCAATGCCGCGATGAACAATCTGATTCGCGGCGCACTGAAATAAAAAAGGAGAGTCAAAAATGGCAACTATTGATCGTTCCGCACTTTCCGGTCTTATTCCGGAACCCGTAACACGCGAAATCATGCAGGGCGCTATCGCGGAATCCGCAGTCCTGCGCATGGGCCGTCGTCTGGCGAATATGTCCAGCAAGACGCAGACCATCAACGTGCTTGACGCACTTCCCTCCGCGTATTTCGTCAACGGCGAGGCCACTGACGGCGGTGCTGGTGAGGCATTCAAGCAGACCACCAAGATGGCGTGGGACAAGAAGAAACTGTATGCCGAGGAAATCGCGGTCATTGTACCCATTCCTGAGGCGGCACTCGACGATGCAGATTATGACATCTGGGGCGAAGTTAAGCCGCGCCTGACCGAGGCTTTCGGCAAGGTCATCGATGCGGCTATCCTGTTCGGCACCAACAAGCCCACCACTTGGCGCACTGGCGTTGTTCCCGCTGCTATCGCTGCCGGTAACGGTGTTCCCGTCGGCACCAGCGTGTTTGACGACATCATGGGCGAGAATGGCCTGATCTCCAAGGTTGAGCTGGACGGCTTCAACCCCAACGGCGTGATGTCCGCTATCCAGATGCGCGGTAAGCTGCGCGGACTGAAGGACACCACCGGTCAGCCCATCTTCAAGTCCGATATGCAGGGCGCTACCCGCTACGGCCTGGACGGCATGGATATGTACTTCCCCATGAACGGCGCGTTCGATCCTGCACAGGCGCAGATGATTGTCGGTGACTGGAGCCAGCTCGTCTACGCCATCCGTCAGGACATGACCTTCAAGATCTTCACCGAGGGCGTCATTCAGGACCCCAGCACCAAGGCCATTACCTACAACCTCATGCAGAACGACATGGTTGCTCTCCGCGCCGTCATGCGTCTGGGCTGGGAGATTGCCAACCCCGTCAACGCCTACAACGTGGACAAGGCCAATCCCTTCCCCTTCTCCGTTTATGGCAAGGGCGGCGCTATTTCCACCGTCGCCGTGACCCCTGCTACTGCTACCGTAAAGAAGGGTGAGAGCAAGCTGTTTACGGCCAAGGTTGACGGCGAGGGCATTATCAACGGTGAGGTCGAATGGTCCCAGGACGGTACGAAGAGCAATATCAGCGATGAGGGCGTTCTGACCGTTTCCGCTACCGAAACCAAGAGCAGCATCACCGTTACCGCAAAGTCCAAGCAGGACGGGACCAAGACCGGCACTGCCACTGTTACCGTTTCTGCCTGATTTGAAAGGAGCTGACCCGTATGACTTACGCAAACTTTGAATACTATTTCGGCACTTATATGGGCGCTGTGAGCGAAAATGACTTCCCGCGTCTTGTTGTCCGCGCCAGCTCCTTCCTCGACTATTACACGCGCAACAGGGCACAAGACAACGGTGATCTGGATGCGGTAAAGATGTGCTGCTGTGCGCTGGTTGACAAGTATGCGGTCATCGAAGCGGCGCAGGCGCTTGCCGTGAAAAACCTTGCAAACGCCGCAGAAAATGACGCGGAAGTCAAAAGCGAAACAGTGGGCAGCTATTCCAGAACACTTGCAACGGGCGGGGAATCCGCCCTGTCTGCACTCAATACGACGGACGGGGTAAAGAAACTGCTTGCGGAAACGTGCATGGAATACCTTGCCCATACCGGGCTGCTGTATCGCGGAGGTGGTTGTAGATGTATGCTCCCCACACTGTAACGATTTACAATATCGTGCAGGAGACCGACCCGGCAACTCTTGATGAGGTCGAAAAGGTCTATACCACAATCCTGCGTGGTGTGATGCTGCAAGCGTCGAAGGGCGTGAACGTGCGCGAAAGTGGCCTTGAAAGTGCGGACGCTGTGAATCTGTATATCCCGTTCGCCGTGGAAGCAGTGGACGGGGTGACAGGAAAGCCGAAAACTTACATCGGCCCGCAATCGTTTTTCAAAGCGACGGACAAATCCGACCTGTGGACGCTCTCATACAAAGGGAACGGGGGCATGACGTGCTTTGTGAAAGGCGAATTCGTTTCGGACGACATGACCGTCGTATTAAGCCATGACGATTGCTACAACGTGACCAAGGTTGACGCTATGGACTACGGTAGCCCCGATATGCAGCACTGGGAAGTCGGAGGTGCGTAATGGGCATCAAGTTTTCCGTGCATACCGATGGAATGGACGCTGTCAGAACTGCCATTGCAAAGGCTTGTACGCGCGCTGAGCACGTTTTAGCCGAGCAGATGGAGAAAGACATTCAGCCTTTTGTTCCGATGCTTACGGGATCTTTAACGAAGCGTACAAGGGTAGTTGGCAACGATATCATCTACCCCGGCCCTTATGCGAGATTCCTGTATTACGGGAAAGTCATGGTTGACCCGAATACCGGCAGCACATATGCGCCAAATGGAGGCACAAAGGTCGTGACAGACCGCAATTTAGTGTTCAACCACACGGCGCATCCACAAGCACAAGCCCATTGGTGCGAAGCATCGAAAGCGCAGAACCTTGGCAAGTGGGCGCGCGTAGCGGAAAAGGCGGTGAGGAAGTACGGAACAGATTAAAAAGACGGTATCGGCAGCGGAAGAAGATCAAGTTTCCCGAAAGCTGCTTGCGTGGCTGAACACGTTTCCCAATAAGCCGGTTGATTTGATTCGGTTCGAATTTCTCCCCGCCGATACTGCGGCGATGGCGCTGTCCACGATTCAGGCGGCGTACATCGTACAGAAATACATCCTCGGCGGATATCAGGCGGAATACCAATTCAAGGTTATTTACCGCATGAAACCGGGGAATAGCAACGACAAACGGCTCAAAGCTGACGAGCTGCTTAACGCCTTGGGCGATTGGACAACAAGCGAAACGCCGCCTGACATTGGCGACGGTCGCCGCGTCATCCGTATTGAGCCTACAATGCGATCCTCTCTTTTTGCCGTGTATGAAAACGGTGACGAGGATCATCAAATCCTTATGAAAATGAACTACGAGGTGATTAAAAATGGCTGATATGACCTTTAACACCACGGCGGGGCAGACCGTAGACCGCGAACTTCTGATTGCGTATCTCAACACGGGCGAAACTGGAACCCCTACGTGGTCTCCCCTCGGTACGCGCGTCACGGATTCCAGCATGGAATATGATTGGCAGGAGGATTCCTCGAAAGATATTCTTGGAACGACGCGCACGACCATGAAGAAACCCATTATCACGCAGACCTTTGACCCGTCTAATCTGGACGCTGGCGACCCTGCCATCGTCAAGGTTTGGAACCTTGCGGTCAAGGAGCAGAACGCGGCGGCGCTGGCGAATCAGGACGTGCTGATTGTCCATGCTTATGCAGGCACGGCAAAGACTGCGGTATTTGCGGAGCGTTATTCGTCCTGCATGGTTAAGCCTTCTTCCCTCGGCGGCGAGGGCGGCGGCTTTGTCGGTATGCCTATCGACGTGACGCTTGGCGGCACGCGCACGGTCGGCACCGCCGCTGTCTCTGGCAATACGGTCACTTTTACCGAGGGCGAATAACAAATAGAGGGCTGGCGTCTGTCAGCCCTCATTTTGGAGGAATATATGGAACTCACTTTTGATTCCGGTGTAAAGGAATATACCATTCGCGGCGTAAACGGCGTTGTAACGGTGTACTTTAACCCTGCGGATGTCAACTTCGCAAAGAAAGCATACAAAACGTTTGATGATCTGCGCAAGAAGCAGGAGACCCGCGCAAAGACGCTTGAAAAGGATATCCCCAATGATGAGCTTTTCGACATGGTTGATTCTCTTGACAAGGAAATGCGCAGCATCATCAATGACCTGTTCGGGCAGGACATTGCCGATACGCTTTTTGGCAGCGTCAACGCCTATTCCGCGGCCAACGGTGCGCCGGTTTGGCAGAACTTTATGACCGCCATTATCGAACAGTTTGACGAGGCAGTAAAGCGCGAACAGGCGCTTGCCGATGAGAAAATCCGCAAGTATACACAGAAATACCGTAAATGATGTACGATCTTCCAACGTCGCTGAACGTCTGCGGCGTTGACTATGAAATTCGCTCGGACTATCGCGCGGCACTGGACGTGCTGGCGGTATTTGCTGCGGCCGATCTGACCAACGAGCAGAAAGCGCTTGCGGCTCTGGATATCTTTTATCCGGACTTCTTAAAAATGCCAGATGAGCACATTCCAGAAGCCATGAAGCAGATGACATGGTTTCTCGACTGCGGTGACGAGGGCGATAATCGCAAGCGACCTAAATTGATGGACTGGGAGCAGGATTTTCAATACATCGTTTCCCCCATCAATCGTGTTGTTGGGCGGGAAGTGCGGGCAATGTCCTATTTCCACTGGTGGTCTTTCGTTTCGGCGTACTACGAGCTGGGAGATTGTCTGTTTGCGAATATCGTCCGCATCCGAAGTCTAAAGGCCAAAGGGAAAACACTTGACAAAGCCGACCGTGAGTTTTACCGCGAAAATCGGCGCATTATTGACTTAAAGCGGACGCTGACCGAGGAAGAGACCAATACCATCGATGTGTGGTTAGGCAAAAACGCCAACAAAAGCCCATAATACGGAGGTGATTTTTTGGCTGACGGTGAAGTCGTATTCGAAGCGACTATTAGCGATAAAAACCTCCATCAGGAGCTGAACAAAGTAAAAAGCAACATCGAATCCCTGCAAAAGGAATTTAACCGGCTCGGCGCCCAAAAAACGCCGATGGAAGACCGGCTGCGCAACATCGGCGCAGAGCTGGATGCGGCAAAACAGGTGCTTGCCGATATGCGCACAGCGCCAAAAGGCACGTGTGAAAAAATCGACGTGTCCGAGCAGGCCGAGCGCGTGCGAATGCTGCAAAGCGAATTCAACAAAACTGCAAATAGCATTGACAAGCTCAACGAAAAGCTCAACAAAACCGGCGATAAGATTTCCGACGCGAAAACGCAGGCGGTTGAATTATCACGACAAATCGATGGACGATCCAAAGGTGCTGGACTGCGCAACGCAACCGAAGCGGCGGCAGATTCCATGAAAGTGTTTGGACAGCGAGTAAAATCTGTTGTCCGCAGTGCCCTTGTTTTTACGGTTATTACCCAAGCATTAACAAAAGTGCGCGACTGGGCAAAAAATGTCGTAATGGTAAACTCCGATGCAAGAGAATCCATTGCGCAGCTTAAAGGAGCGCTTTTGACACTGGCACAGCCTCTTGTAAGCGTAATTGTCCCCGCCTTTACACTGCTTGTAAAAGTAATTACGGCAGTAGTCTTGCAGATCACGCGCCTTGTGGCGCTTATTTCTGGCAAGAGCGTCAAAGCAACAGCAGATTCCGCAAAGGCTCTTAATAAGCAAACAAATGCTTTAAAGGGAACCGGAAATGCAGCAAAAAAAGCTGCTGGACAGCTTGCGGCGTTTGATGAGATCAACCAGATTTCCACCGATACCGCGGATAACGCGGGCGGCGGTGCATCCGCTGACGCGATCACGCCTGACTTTAGCTACATGGACGAGATCAACGACAAGCTCAAGAAAATTGCTGATGCGGTCATGCTAATTGCCGCAGGGTTGGCCCTGTGGAAACTTGGCAGATCTCTCCCCGGAACGTTGGGAAAGATTTTAACAAAACTCGGCGGCATTCTCATTGCTGTTGGCGGTTTAATCATTTTGTGGGAAAGCCTGTCTGACGCATGGAACGACGGCGTTAACTGGAAAAACTTACTCGGATCTCTTGCGGGCGCAGCGGCACTTGCCGGAGGCCTCGCTCTTGCGTTTGGCAAGGTGGGCGCTGGCATTGGACTGGTAGTATCCGGGGCGGCCCTGCTGGTCGCTGCATTGCACGACATGATGGAGGACGGCATGAACCTGGAAAACACGCTGATGAGCGTCGCCGGTCTGATGATTGGTGGCTTGGGAATTGCTGTGCTCACAGGGTCCTGGATTCCGCTCCTGATTGCCGCAATCGCCTCCCTGCTTGTGGCTGTGGTGAACGCCTACGGCGATACAGAGCAGTTCGTCGACGGAATCAAAACCATGCTGGATGGGTTTGTGGCCTTCTTCGCGGGTATTTTCACCGGGGATATTGACCGTGCCATCGGCGGCATCGAAAAAATCTTCAAAGGCTTGCAAAACGTTCTGTTTTCCATTGTGGATGCGCTCAAAAACATGTTCCTGTCGTTCTTGGATTGGCTGGATGAGAAGACTGGCGGGAAGCTCCATGGGATCATCGAGTTCATCAAAAGCTCGGTCACGGGAGCATTCACTTTCATCAAGGATTTTATCGGCAACGCCATGGCATCCACTAAGAAGATATTCACGGGAATCGTTAAATTCCTCTCCGGTTCGTTTACGAGCGACTGGGACAAAGCGTGGGATGGTATCAAAGATATCTTTGACGGCATATCAACAGCCATCAAGGGGACGTGGGCATCAGTCATCAATGCAATTATCCGTGCATTGAACTGGCTGATCGACAAGGCGAATAAAATCAGCTTCACAGTCCCGGGCTGGGTGCCGGGGCTTGGTGGCAGGCATATTGGCGTCAACATCCCGAAAATCAACGAGCTTCAAATCCCCAAACTGGCCCAGGGTGCGGTCATCCCGCCTAACCGCGAGTTTATGGCCGTACTGGGCGACCAGAAGCACGGCACCAACATTGAGGCCCCCCTGGACACCATCAAACAGGCCATTGCGGAGGTGCTAGGGAAAGGCAGCGACCGGCCCATTACCATCATTGTCCAAATGGACGGCAAGGAGATGTTCCGGCAGATGGTACGGGAAAACAACTCGCAGGTGCGCATGAACGGCAAAAGCCCACTGCTGGTGTGAGGTGACGCATGGAAGTACTTAAGGTAACAAAGAAATCCGGGGCTGTGGTATCTCTCCCGGCCCCGGATGAGCTGAAGTGGAACATTTCCGACCTGGACGCAGATGGGACCGGCAGAAACCAGAACGGCGATATGTTCCGCGACCGCGTGGCCGTGAAGCGCAAGCTGGAATGCTCCTGGCGTCCACTCGCCTCTGCTGAAATGGCCAAGATTTTGCAAGCCGTGGACGATGTGTTTTTCAGCCTTACATACCCCGACGCGATGACCGGCACCGACCACACTATGACGTGCTACGTAGGCGACCGGTCATCGCCAATCATGAGGCCCGAAACCGATGGGAAATGGCTGTGGGGCGGGCTGTCCATGAATTTTGTGGAGAGGTGACGCCGTGTACAATGTCTCCACCGCGTTTCACTCCGCTTTTGCGGATTATGGCCGCGAGATCAAGGCCAAGGTGATTTTCAACGGGCAGACAGAGCTTGACGGAACCTATGTGCAGGAGATCACCGCCACACCGGCGTTTGATTCTTCAGACGGCATTTCCGTCGGCTCTGCCTGTTCCGGGCGGTGCAAAATCCGCATTTACAAGCCGGATGAGCCGCTGCAGTTGTCCGGTGGGTACTTTGTGCCGTATATCGGCATCTACGTTCCTAGCGGTGATACAGGCGCGACAGCCATCGCCGGTCAGGCTGTGGCCGGTAAGTCAATTGTCGGCGTAAGCACCGCAGCGTCTGGGGTGGAATATGTCCCCCTGGGACGATACTACATCCCCGCAGACGGCGTAGAAAATTTGGTGTATGGCTGGGAAATCACTGGCTATGACCAGATGGCATCCTTGACGGAGCAGTACACCCCGCAAATTGAGTTCCCCGCCACGCCAGACGCTATGCTGACGGACCTGTGTGCGCAAAGCGGCCTGACTCCCCCAACGGTGACTTTTCCGGATATGACAATCGAGTCTGTGTTTGAGGGCACCATCCGACAGCAGCTGGGGTGGCTGGCTGGACTGTGCGGACAGTCCGCGCACTTTGACCGGGACGGCAATCTGGTGTTTAAGTGGTACGCAAAGACTACTTTTCAGGTCAGCCGGGACCAACAGTACATGTCCGGCCTTATCCGCACGGCAGACGATCTGTACACGGTATCCAGCCTCACCACCGGCACGGAAGATGAACCCATTACATCCGGCACCGGCTTGGGCATCACGTCCACAAACCCTTACATGAACCAGGCCGTTGCAGACCTGATTCAGCCGGAGTTAGAGATATCCTTCCAGCCCTGCGACGTAAAATGGCGCTGCGACCCGTCTGTTGAGGTGGGAGACGTTATCCAGGTGGAGGGTGATACCGGCGAATGGCTGGACGTGTGCGTTATGGAACAGGAAATCCACCTGTACGGCGGTCTGTCCTCTACGATGCACAGTTACGCCCCACAGGACGCGGATTACGCCATGGAAAGCCCTACAGAACAGCGCATTAAGCGGGCTTATGAGGGCCTTACTAAGGCCATGCAAAACGCTACGCAGAAGATCATCGGGGCAAAGGGCGGGTATTATGAACTGACTCTGGACGATCAGGGTTTCCCCGTCGGATGGACCCTGCGAGATACGCCCACCATTACGCCCAATACCCGGATGTGGATTATGTCCACCGGTGGGCTGGGATTCTCCAAGGACGGCGGAAATACCATTTCCGGTGTCGCCTTGACCATGGACGGCGAGATCAACGCAAATGTCATCACCGCTGGGCAAATGTCTGCCGAAAGAGTCACCGTCAACGGCCAGACGCTTTCGGACTTCATCGAGGCGGGAATTGACGATGACGGCCATCCGGTGCTACGCATTGGTTCTTCTGCGTCGGAAATTGTCCTAAAGGAATACAACGACAAGATCGGATTCTACGATACGTCCGGGACGCTCCTGGCCTACTGGAACAACAACAGCTTTGAGCTGGTGGAGCTGAGCAAGTTCCGCTTGGGACCTATGGGCATTGTCGTACAGCCCAACGGTTCCGTGTCCTTCGTGGGGGTGAATTGATGGCAAGCATTTATGGGCCGGTATCGGCCACCGGCTGGCAATTGCGGCTGGATTACAGCGTATCCCAGAGTATCGCAGACAACAAGTCCACACTGTCTCTTACGCTGTACATCTATGACGGCACCGGAGAGAGCTACAACCTGGACGCCAATAGTTGCTATTACACTCTGCAAGGCACCAAGGTGTATAACCCGTACCGGTACAATTCCAGGGGCTGGTACAAGCTGGGCAGCAAGTCTATCACCGTTGCTCATAACAATATGGGCAAGGGGTCTGTGGTTCTTTCTGCGGACTGGCACAGCGGGTTTACGTCATCTTACACGCCGTCCAGCCTGACGGTTTCCGGCACGGTCAATCTCCCGGATATCCCCCGGGCATCTTCCGTTTCAGCGACCGGACTTGTGCTGGGTTCTGCCGGTACGCTTGTAGTGACCAGGGCCGTGAGCACTTTTACACACACCATCAAACTCAAGTGCGGCTCTGCGGCACAGGTAACTGTGGCGACAAAATCCAGCGCCACATCCATATCGTATACGCCGCCCTTGGATTGGGCCGCGCAGAATACGTCTGGAATCTCCGTAAACATCACGGCGGAGATTACCACTTACAACGGGGACGCCGTGGTGGGCACCAACACGACCACACTGACGGCATCCATCCCTGCATCGGTAAACCCAACCCTGTCCGTGAGCCTGTCCGACACCTCTGGGTATCAGCCCACATACGGCTGGGTGCAGGGCAAGAGCGCCCTGAAAGCCACGTTTTCCGCTGCTGGGTCTTATGGCAGTACCATCAAGGCCAAGTCTCTGACCATCGGCGGGAAAGCCGCCAGCCCGGACGGGGCGAATACCCTTACAGGAAGCGGCACAATGGCCGTTGTAGCCACCGTCACGGACAGCAGAGGGCGCACGGCATCTGTTACCAAGAACATCACTGTGAACGCGTACAGCGGGCCAGTGGTCCAGGATTTGACCTTTGTGCGCGGCTCTTACGCAAATAGCGTGTGGACGGAAAATTCCATGGGCGCAGATATCAAACTGACGTTCACCCTGTCCCTCCAGCTGGCCGGAAACAAGGCGTCTGTGGAGATCACCGGCGCGCCCACGCTGACCGACCAGACCAGCGGTGCAAAGACCGTGTATTTGGTGTCCTTTGGCACTGACACGACCATTGTTGTACAGGTCAAAGCTACGGATTCCCTGGGTACCACGGTAACGCGGGAAATCACCATTCCCACCGTTTCGGTGCCCATGAACATGAGCTTTACCCTACCCGGGGTATGCTTCGGCGGCGTGGCCGAACACGAAAAGGTGGTGGAGTTCAAGTGGCCTATCCTGTATTTGGGGAAAGCTTTATTGGACTACCTCCACCCCGTCGGCAGCATCTACCAGTCTACGGCCCCCACATCCCCAGCGGACCTGTTTGGAGGCACCTGGGAGCAGATCAAGGACAGGTTCCTCTTGGCGGCTGGTGATGCTCATGCGGCGGGGGATACCGGCGGCGAGGAGGAGCACGAGCTGACGGTACAGGAGCTGCCCATCCACGGGCACGGATATACCTATACCGGGCAGAGCGATACCACCGGCACGGGAGCTATCCGCCTGGTGAACCCAGCGGGGACAGAAAACGCTTACACGGGAGCCAAAGATGGCAAGACCGGCGGCGGCCAGGCCCACAACAATATGCCGCCGTACCTGGCCGTGTACACATGGCGCAGGACGTCATAAAGGAGGGTTGCAGATGGCGCTAAAAAAGACAAATTATGTAAATGGGAAAACAGTTATATCTGCGGAAAACTTAAACGATATACAAGATGCAATTATCGCACTGGAAAGCGCTGGTGATGACGGCACTCACCCCGTTTATTACATTGACCTTGCTGGCAGCTACCCCAACTACACCTGCCCGGTGGCTATGGCCGACATCAAGGCAGCATATGAGGCTGGAAAGGTGCTGAAATGTCGGTGTAGAGTCGGCAATATTACAGAAACACTGCCATTGGTAACTTTACTTCCGTTTGGTGTCGGGTGGGTTTTTTCCACTGGTGGTGCATTGTCTATGCTTGAGCAGAAGCCTACACTGTTTACGGTGGCAATTACCGGAGATGGGGTTCTCGCTGAAGAAACAGAAGTGGTGAAGCAAGATAATAATTTGAAGTTCCCGAACCCCAACGCTCTGACAGTCAAAATTGGCAGCACCACCGTCACCTATGACGGCAGCAGCGCCCAGACCGTGGAGATAGCAGACGGCACGGAGGTGAGCTACTGATGGCGAAAAAACTGTATGAAGAATCCTCCGTACAGGCGATTGCGGCAGCAATCCGTGAGAAGAACGGAGCAGCCACGAAGTACAAAGTTGCTGAGATGGCAGATGCTGTACGAGCGCTTTCCGGGAGTGAAGCAATTGAGTGGCACCAGTGCCCAGAGGAGGTGCGCAATTATCTCGCCAACGTAACCTATGACCCAGGTGACTACAGCGCGTCTCAAATCGCCAATTATGCGCCCGCGACAGCAGCTGTGAGCAATTACAAGCCCATCGGGCAGATGGCTGGCGGGGTGATGCACTACAACGAAGTACCGAATGTTCTGACACCGTTTGCCTCCGGTGGGAAAGCAGGCACGCTCAAACCGCTGGATGCATTGCGTTGGATACGCACATCGGCTGGGGCAACCGCTTGGAATGTGCGCGACCTTGGCGGCTGGCCGTGTGACGGCGGCGCGGTGAAGTATGGCCTGCTGATCCGGGGCGGAAAGCTGGCGGCGGCTGACCGGGACGTACTCGTCGGAGATCTGGGCATCCAGCATGATCTTGATCTCCGTGGCCGTGAAGGCGGAGGATCCGACGATGAGCCGGACATGACCGGATCTCCGCTTGGGCGCGACGTGTGGTATACACGCACACAGCAATATGCATGGTACGCTCTGACACCGGTAGCGACATGGCAGGCTTACCTCCGCTGCGTAATCGACGCAGTGACGCATCGGGAGCCGGTATATTTTCACTGCACCGCCGGTGCAGATCGTACCGGTACTCTCGCGTGTGTGCTGGAGGGCTTGCTCGGCATGAGTCAATCGGACATCGACAAGGACTATGAGCTGACTACATTTTATTCCGGCTCCGGGTCGGATGCGACTGCACGGAGGCGCAATGAATCAGACTGGAAGGGGCTTATCAATGCGATCAACGCCGTTTCCGGCGACACGTTCCGCGACAAGTGCGTCCGTTTTGCCGTGGGAACGTGCGGGATGTCGTTGGCCGATATCAACGCTTACCGCGCGGCTATGACCAATGGAACGCCCGAGACGCTGCACTGGTATCAGACGATCACCAAAAATCTCACAGGCTGCACAATCAGCAACGCCGCGTCTCAGGTGGATTACGGCGAGGCGTACACCGCAACCATTGCGGCGGAAAGCGGAAAGACGATCACGTCGGTAGTGGTCAAAATGGGCGGCGTGGATATCACGGCCACGGCTTATACGGCCAGCAGCGGTGCAATCAACATCTCCAAGGTGACGGGAGCGGTCACGATCACTGCGGCAGCCTCTGTACCGTCTGTAACTTACAACATCACGCGCAATCTCACCAACTGCGCGTCGTCCAACACGGCGGACACCATCGCCGAGGGCGCGGCCTACACCACGACGCTCTCCCCGACTGGCACATACAAGAAGCTCGGCGCAATCACCGTAACGATGGGCGGGGCTGACATTTCCGCGTCGGCGGTATCTGGTAGTACAATCACTATTGCCAAGGTGACGGGCGATATTGTGATTACCTGCGCGGCAGCGGTCACTAACATCATCGACACCATCGGCATCTCTGCGAACACGAGGCTCAGCACCTCCAGCGGCGCGAACCGGGCGCAGAGTGGTTATGCAGCAATCGGAGCCAATGAAGATGCGGCAAGCCTGATTCATCTCGCGGCTGGTGACACGCTCCGCATCAAGGGTGTAAGTTTGCCCGCGTCAAACGATAGTTACAGCGCAATCGCAATGCACAACGCAAGCGGCGCATTTGCCTCATCGACTTATCTGCACAACGGACTAACTTGGAATAACCTTACGTTTAACAATGCTGATGACGGCGTTACCATAACAAGCGGCGGAGAACATTATTTCCGCGTATCTTTGATCTGCACGGATGCGTCGGCAGTTATCGCTACCATCAACGAACCGATAACGTAAAAGGAGGGCGATTAGCCCTCCCGCTTGAGCGCCTGCGTTATCAGGTGCTCGACGTAGTTTGAGATGCTACGGCCTTCCGCTTCTGCGGCAGATTGAATTTTCGCTTTGAGCTCCGGCGTGAGCCGGATGTATAGGCGCTCTGATTTGGACATGCCATTCTCCTTTCTGCTCTCATTTCCTCCGGGGTGGTGGGCGATTTCAGATTTGTTTGATTTCCCATGTGCCGGGGATGATATCGGCGACCTTGTAACCGCTGATGCTGCCAAGGATTTCCTCGTCTACGCTGTGGCAGTAGATTTCCATTGTCACCATATTCGCCCAATACACCTTTCCGCGATAGGTTACTTTCCTCCCGTCAAACAATTCATCCTTGTGGCTGTTCAGATACTTCATACTGTTATCCTTTCCGGCCTTTGGCCTACCCTTTATCTTTGGTATGGTTATATTGTACGCCTTTTGTGCGTACAAATCAATTGGCAAAATAGCCAAAAATTACACAAAAATTAAAGCAAAATCACAAAATTGAAAGGAGAAATACACATGAAAGAAAACGCGATCAAGGCCGCGCTGGCGGCCGCCCTGGGGGCGCTGTGTGCCTACGGGGTGCAGCTGCTGGTGCCGGTGCTGGTGCTGGTGGTGGTGATGCTGCTGGACTACGCCACGGGCATGACCAAGGCATGGAACGCCGGGGAACTGTCCTCCCGGGTGGGCCTGCGGGGCATCCTGAAGAAGGTTGGCTACCTGGTCATCGTCGCCGTGGCCGCTGTGGTAGACTGGCTGCTGCGCTACGGGGCCGACACCCTGGGCTGGGACTGGCCGGTGGAGTTCCTGTTTGCCAGCATTGTCATTATCTGGCTGGTGATCAACGAGATGCTGTCCATCCTGGAGAATGTGTCTGCCATTGGTGCACCGGTGCCTGGTTTCCTCCAGGCGCTGCTGAAAAAGTTGAAAGTACACACCGAGGACACGGCGGCGGACAAGCTGCCGGGAGAGGAGGACGACAACAATGAGTAAGAAGGTCTACATTTCCCCCAGCGACCAGACGGAAAACCGCTATGCCTGGGGCAATACCAATGAGCACGTCCAGTGTCAGAAGATCGCCGAAGCGGAGGCTGCCGCCCTGCGCCGCAGCGGCGTGGAGGTGAAGGTGGCTGCCTTCGGCACCACCATGGCCCAGCGCTGCGCCGAGTCCGACGCCTGGGGCGCGGACATCCACAACTGCGTCCACACCAACGCCGCCAACGGCAAGGTCATGGGCACCCGGATGTTCTGCTACTCAATCCCCGGCAAGGGCTACGACGCCTGCAAGGCGGTTTTTGCGGAGCTGGCCCCGCTGACGCCGGGAACGTCTGAAAACATCCAGAAGGCCAGTTACTATGAGGTGCGTGTACCTAATGCGCCGTCGGTGTACTGCGAGTGCGAGTTCCACGACGCCGCCGAGGGCGCCAAGTGGATCGTGGAGCACACCACGGACATCGGCGAGGCCATCGCCAAGGGCCTGTGCAAGTACCTGGGCGTGACCTACGTCCCGGCCAAGCAAGAGACTCCCAAGCCCGCCGAGCCTGCCCAGGGCGATACCCTGTATCGGGTCCAGGTGGGGGCCTTCGCAGTCCGCGCCAACGCCGAGAAGATGCTGAAGCGTTTGAAGGACGCCGGGTTTGACGGGTTCATCCGGGAAGGTTCGAGATGATGTGAAGAGAGCGTCACAGTAACTGTCTTAAAAATCTGGACGAAACCGGGGCAACAATGCGCCGACCCCCTGTTTCCGCCAAGGCTCCGCAAGTCCACGGCGAATATGATCGCCATGAATACAACTTACCGAGACATTCGCGCAAAACTGCGCAGCATGGCCCCTCAACGTGCCATTGATTACATCGCCGCGCTTGATCTTCCGGAAGACGAAGCGTTTTGCATCATCGCGTGCGACGTCAAGCAACAATCCAGACAGCAGGTGGCAAACAGGCTGTTTGCGTCGGTCGAGTATGTCAAGAAGCGCCGCCGCAACGGTTACCAAAAGATTGCCGACCATATCAAAAACCCATAAAGTAAAGACCCAACAAAGACCTTTTTCAGGCTCTTTGTTGGGTCTTTTTTGCTGTATTTTATAGATATACAAGGGGGTGCGGCGAAATGAGCGTAATGGAACGGCTGTTGATGTGTGGGTATACGGCGGATATGGCACGTGATATATGCAATCAATACGAAGATGACGCCGCTGGATTGCTTTCCCTTGCGCGAATTGTAGAGCTTTTCCACGACGATAGGCGCGAATATGTATAGCTATTACAATGGAAATCCACGAGGTAAAAATGTAGGCGATTGTACCGTCAGAGCCATATCGAAAGCCACCGGTAAGGACTGGGGCGCAACGTATCTTGCACTTGCAATAGAAGGGTATTTGGATGGCGATATGCCGTCTGCAAATGCTTGCTGGGGCCGGTATCTCCGCAGCATCGGATACCGGCGGTACATCGTGCCGGACACTTGCCCTGATTGCTACACGGTGGGACAGTTTGCGGAGGATCACCCGGTAGGCACCTATATTCTGGCCCTGTCCGGTCATGTGGTCTGCGTGCAAAATGGCACGATCTGGGACAGCTGGGACAGCAGCAATGAGAACGTATTGTATTACTGGGAAAGGACGGATGAAGCATGAACTATCCTTACTACGGAAACCCCTATATGCCGCCGATGCAGGACAACCTTGCCCAGCTGAGGCAGCAGCAGATGCAGGCCATTCCGCCGATGCCGCAAAATCCTCTGCCGCAGAGCGGCGTGCAGTGGGTATCCGGCGAACAGGAGGCAAGAAGCTGGATGGTCGCGCCCAATGCGGCGGTGGCGCTGTGGGATTCTACGGCTCCCACGGTGTACCTGAAACAGGCCGATGCAAGCGGCAAGCCGACGCTCAAAGTATACGACCTTGTAGAGCGGCTTGCAAGCGCCCCTGACGCGCAGAAAGCGCCCGCTGCGGAATATGTGACCCGTAAAGAGTTCGACGCGCTGGCGGCGCTTGTGAGCGAAATGAAGGGCAAGAAGCACAAGGAGGAAAAGAGCGATGAATAATCCGTTTTTCGGTGCAATGGGCGGCGGCAACGGCTTTATGCAGATGGTGCAGCAGTTCCAGCAGTTCAAGGCAAATTTTCATGGAGACCCCAAAGCAGAGGTCGAAAAGCTCTTGCAGAGCGGGAAACTCTCACAAGCTCAGCTGAACCAGTTGCAGCAGATGGCGAAGCAGTTCCAAAGCCTGATGCAGTAAGCAAGTTTAAGCAAGTTTAAGCAAGTTTAAGCAAGTTTAAGCAAAGTTTAAGCAAAGTGTTTGCTAAATTGTTAGGTTAATCAATATCGTGGCCACGATTTGATAATAAAAAACTGAAAGGAGTTTTTCTATGTCTCTTTCTTCTGACGGCGCTCCCATGCTGACAATGCCCGTGGCACCCACTAACTCCGGCGGCAACGGCGGTTTTGGATGGGATGGTAATGGCAGTTGGTTCATCATCATCCTGTTCCTGTTTGCCTTCCTTGGCTGGGGTAATAACGGCTGGGGCAACAACGGCGGCAATTCCGGCGGCGTGGTAGACGGCTATGTGCTGTCTTCCGATTTTGCCAACATTGAGCGCAAGATGGATCTCATCAACGGTGGGCTGTGCGATGGCTTCTATGCCGCGAACACCACGCTGCTGAACGGCTTTGCCGGTGTCAACCAAAACATGAACAACGGTTTCCAGACCGCGGAGCTGTCCCGCGCCAACCAGCAGGCCGCACTGATGCAGCAGCTCAACGCCATGCAGATGCAGGCCGCCGAGTGCTGCTGCAACACCCAGCGCAGCATCGAGGGCGTGCGCTACGACATGGCCGCGCAGGCGTGCGACACGCGCAACACGGTGCAGAACGCGACCCGCGACATCGTGGAGAATCAGAACGCCAACAGCCGCGCCATTCTGGACTTCCTGACCAACTCCAAGATGCGCGATCTGGAGAGTGCAAATCAGGAGCTGCGTCTGGCGGCGTCTCAGTCTGCGCAGAACAACTATCTTATTTCGCAGCTTCGCCCGTGCCCTTCTCCCGCTTACATTACCTGCAACCCGTGGGCGGGTAGCGGCTATGGTGGATGTGGATCCGGTTGCGGCTGCTGATAACTGCATAGCATAGCTTTTTGTTGGCAATGTTTTGTTAACGTCAACAAAATGTTCGGCCCCGTGCCGATACTAAACCAAAGCGGCGGGGCAATAGCCCTGCCGCTGATTTTATGAAAGGAGTTTTCTATGCCTGAATACACTGCGATTGCCACGCAGACTGTGGCGGCAAATCAGAATGTGCTTTTTACCGAGGCACCGATCCCCTGCACAAAGGGCCTTATCACTCACCGGGTAGGCTCCGGCCTGTTTAACCTTCGCGGCAACTGCTCTCAGTGCCGCGCCCGCTACAAGGTGGACTTTATCGGCAACATTGCCGTAAGCACCGGCGGGACCCCAGGCCCCATCTCCGTTGCCATTGCGGTTGACGGTGAACCCCTGCTGTCCTCCGTTGCGACGGTTACGCCCACGGCTGCGGAGGCGTTTTTTAACGCAGCGGCATCCGAGTACGTTGACGTTACAAAGGGCTGCTGCGCGTCGCTGTCCATCCGCAACGTGAGCGGCGAAGCCATTGACGTGAGAAACGCGAACCTTATCATTACCAGAGTTTGCTGAGAAAGGAGAACACAATGGGAATGAAATCTATGTATGATCTGCGCGACATGCTCTGCAAGGAGCTGGAAGAAATCACTCGCAAGGGCGAGCTTGGCGCGGGCGATCTTGACATCGTGCATAAGCTGGCGAGCACCATCAAGAACATCGACAAAATCGAAGCGATGGAAGATGACGGCTATTCCAGCCGCCGCGATGAGTACGACATGCGCGGTAGAAGCAGACGCGGCACGCACTATGTTCGCGGCCACTACAGCCGCGACGGCGCAATCGACAACATGAAACGCCAGTTGCAGGAAATGCTGGACAACGCCGACGATGAAAGCATCCGCAGAGCTATCCAGCGCTGCATGGACACGATCGAGGGCTAAAGGGGGTGCGCCCCTATGGTCGACGAGAATGAGGTCAATCGCTGGATAGCTCGCCTCGAGACAGAAGAATCGAGCTGGAAAAACTATGAGCGCCTTGCCGTGCTGTATGCCATCCGTGGCCAGCAAAGCGGCAGCGGAGAGAGGGCTTTGCCAATGGCATACTCCGCGGCGCCCGCGCCGGTCAACGTCGAAACATACGGCGACAGCGATTTCCTGCGCGCAGTGGCAGATGTTTCACCGGACAAGGCATGGGAGATCATGGACGAGCTGATGGACAGCTTGAAGGTCGTCAACGAGCGAGTGTATAACAGCGTTATGCGCAAGCTGGAAAAGTGAAAAATCCCCCGTCATTTACGGCGGGGGATTTTTTAGGCATATTTGTCCTTTATGTCCGTGAAGGTAAAATATGCCTAACGGGGCGTTACGAAAAACGCGCCATCGTTGTCTGCATCAATCCGCCTGATGAAGCGCGTCCAAAATTCCTTTTTTTCATCGCGGGAATAGGTTTCGTATTCTTGCAGCTCCTTTTTTAGCGCGTCCAAATTGATTTCTGGCCTTTCTTCCGTAGCTTCAAGTGCTTTTTTCAAGCTCGCATACTCCCGCTTGTATTCGTCCAACTCAATCAGATCGTTTAGGTATAGCGTTTTTAGCTTGCCCATTTTCTTTCGTATTGAGTCCGCGCTTTGCGTGGGCTTTTTATCTGCCTTTTTATAGTACCGATTGTTCCGTTCTGCGATTCCCTCCATCTCGTGTAGTAGGTAGTCTTCCAGCGCATCTTCTCGGATCCTTTTTGTATGCGGGCAAGCGGAGTTGTCAAGCATCCGCGTCCGGCATCGGTAGTATGTATATGTTTTTTTTACGGTTTCCGATTGCATCGTTTTCCCGCACTCTTTGCAGCGCAATATCCCGGAAAACAGATACACGCGATCCGTGCCAACTCCCGCACAGCGTTGTGACCGCTGGCGAATAATATCATTTACAAGGTCAAAGTCCTGTTTGCTCACCAGCGCGGGACAGGCATTTTCGATGCCGTACACCTCCCCGATGTAAAGACGGTTCCGGAAATAGTTTACATACTTGTTATAAGCCCGGTCAATTCCCCATGTATCAAGCATATATCGCTTTACGGCAAGGACGCTTTTTAGCCGGATAAACGCGGCAAACATATCTCGCGCCGCATCTACCGTGCCGTTATCAATCTGGTATTGCCTGTCCTTGATGGCATAACCTAACGGTGCTTTTGAGCCTGCCGGTTGCCCTTTTGCCCGTTTCCCATCATTGATAAATTTGATCCGTTCGCTTGTGCGGTCGGCCTCATCTTGCGCGACTGACAACATGATATTGACTTTCAAACGCCCTGATGCCGTCCGCGTTTCATAATCTTCTTCCGTCGCTTGCCATGTTACGCCGTACTGGTCAAGCTGCGTTTGTACATCGTAATACCCCGCGACATTGCGAAACCAGCGGTCTAGCTTAATAAATAGGATCGTGTCTATTTTCCCCGCTTTGCAATCACCCAGCAGCCGCAGGAGCGCCGGACGCTTTTTATACGGCTTTCGCGCGGATATTCCCGCGTCCTCATATATGCCTACCACGGTCATCTTGTGTTCTTGGGTATATCTTGTCAGTGTGTCCCTTTGTTCTTGCAATGACAGGCCGTGACGTGCCTGTTCTTCGCTTGAAACGCGAATATACAGAGCCACCCTCATCAAATCCCCCTCCCAAAACCGTAATCTGGGCAATGGATGTCTACATACACGCACCAGGCAGTCAGCAATACGACCACGACAAACAAAATGAAAATCACGCCGTTTCGGATATGCACACCGCGCCGCATAATCTCGATCATGTCTGCCTTTGCGTCAACATGGCGCTCCAGCTCGTCGTTTCGCGCCTGCAAGGTCTCCTCGTTCCTTGTCAACCGCTCGGAAATTCCAAACTCTTCATCAATCGATATTCCCAGCGCCTTGCAGATAGGCGCGACGGTGTAAATAGACGGGGCTTTGGAAAACTTTGAAAAGAAGTTCTGCACGGTGGACAGCGGCACGCCGGAAGTGTCTGAAATTTCCTGATAGGTCAGTTTCAATTCTTCTTTGCGGATTTTGCACACCTCTTGGATGTTCATTTATACCACCTTAATTTCTTCGATTTTCACGCCGCGAAGTCGCAAGATGAGGGCTTGCCGAACCTCGTCGAGCGCTGTCTTATTGCAAGGTTTTGGCGTTGAAATAGTTAAGCAAAGCGGAGTATGGTCAAATCATGCAGCGGCAACCGCTCCGTGCTGTCTGCACAGAGCCCCCGCCGTTGTTGCGGAGACGGCGGGGGCTTTTCTCTTACTTCATACCAAGGAGTTTGCCAAGTTTTCTTTGCCGCCCCGCTTTGGTCGTGGGAATCCCAGTTGCTTTTGAAATTTTTCTTTTCATCTTTGTGATTCCGAGCGCACGTTTCCAGCTAAAGGACAGGCCGGGGATTTTGCTTTTCGACATTTGGCATACCACCTTTTATTTTTGTATTTTCTCCCGCACTTTTGTGCAATAATCGACACATAGCCCCGTTACTATCAATTATTTGGAGGGACACAAAATGTTGTGCGAAGAAGAAAACCATGCTATTATTATTAGAGAACGCCTAAAATCTGAGGTGCTATCACTTACTGACAGCCAGGCGGAATATGTTTTATGGAGGCTGGAATGTTTATTGCAAGAAGAGAATTAAATAATCTGCGGGAAGAAAACCGCAAACTTAAATTGCAGCTTGCAGAGGCGCAGGAAGCGGAGCGAGAATACAACCGCCGATCTGCCATCATTGACAAAGCGGCGCTTCCGAAGTGCAAAAGCATCGCGTGCTCTGGGTGCAAGCATGTTGTGGTCCGCTATACTACTTGGGGTGGTTGGTACGTTCTTGGCTGCGGGAAAGACAATCCCTGCAAAGACTACGAGCCGACAGACATTACCCCCGAAAAAGCTGAAGCTATCCGAGAAGCGCTGAACATTCAGTGGCAATATAATTAACCAGAGAACAAGCAATTCAGCAGAAACCCGAAAACAGCACCTATTGCAGCAACGAGGCAATCCCTCGCCGTTATAGACCACGCTTGGGAGTTTTCTTTCTGCGCATATGCAAGATAATTAGCCCCTCTTTGGCGAGCAATAAGCCCTCGCTTTTCGCCATTTACAAGGTAATATGCAAATCTATGACCGCAGAGTACATTAGCATCATTTTTATTATGCGCGGTTATCAATACGGCATCGGTTCGCGCTTGCTTTAAAAGCTTTAGCTGCGCCTTTGTCAAAGCGATATACGGGAAGTCATCTTTCTTGTTATCAAGATCGCTTTCCCACTTTTGCCGCTCTGCATCGGTCAATATCTTATCATGCGGATTGGTCGGAATAAAAACATTACTCATAGTACTTGTTTTGCGCTCAATACAATCGGAAGGAGCTTTTCACACTGAGCGTCGGACAAATCATCAATAGCTACCAATAGCGCTTTTTTTGCCCCGCTCAAGCCCTCGCCCTCTGTGGCGGGGGCGCTTTCTTTTTCTGCTCCGTCCCCATAAAGGAGATATTCAGAAGTAACGCCCAAAAATCTTGCAATTTTCTCTATATTTTTCATTTTGGGGCGCGTTTTCCCTGTGTTCCAATTGGAATACGATGCAGAAGTTAGATTACATTTTTCGTAAAACTCTGCTTTAGAAATGTTTTTCTTAGCAAGCAAAGCATTTATTCTTGTAACAATTGGCGATCTATCCAAAAAATCACCGCCTAGTTTGGCTAATTTTTAACTAGCAAAATTCTAAGTTTTTCTTGACAAACTAGTATTGCTAGCTTATACTAGTTAGCATAAAGGGTAACAAAAACACAAGCCCCCTTACATTTAGCGGACTGCGAAAAAATATTATGATCGTTGGCACCTTTATAATATCACAGTTTGCTAAGTTGTCAAGTTAAACTTAGTTTTTCTTGCTCTTTTGTTAAGTTTTTCATTGACCGCGGCGCAAAAAGGAAACCCCGCCGCAAGTGGTGTTGCGGCGGGGGCTGGGAGAGAGGGTCACTTCTTTTCCAGGATGAATGACATCGCGGGATTTGAAGTGAAGAAAGCCATTGACAAGAGCGTGTAGCCCTCGCTTAACAGCTTCTGAGCCTCGACCCAGCTATATGTGTAAGCCTTGATGCAATCGCCTCCTCTCCGAGGCGGCAGCCTACGATGGCATTCTAATTCCTTTTTGTTCCGCAGTCAATGAAAACTTAGCGCAAGCCAAAGCTAAGATTGCATAAAGAAATGGAGGTGAGACAATGAGCTTTCGCAGCGCTCGGTTGGCTGCCGGTCTGAGCGTCCAGCAGGTGATTGAGAAGTTGAAGGTATCCGACGCGGCGGTCTACATGTGGGAAACCGGACTACAGAACCCCCGCGCAAGCCGTCTGCCAGAGGTTGCCGCGCTATACGGCTGCACGGTGGACGAGCTTTTGAAGCCCGATGAAAAGTAAAAAAAATGCCCCGTCCGGTGTACGAGACCGAACAGGGCGGCGGAACAAATCTTAGGCTTAGATATGTGTCCTGTGTCTATTTTAGCACAGGGGAAAGGAAAAGGCAATGAGTAAAAAGCCGGAATACAAAATCATTTGGGTCACGCCCCCTGACCCTGTAAAGCTGGGGACGATCATGGGCGAGATTTACGCGCGCGGCAGAGGGCTTGAGTTTGTCGGCCTTGTGCCGAACGGAAAGGATAGCGGAGGTGCGAAATGAGCGTGTTTGCATGGGCGCTGACGTATATCGGGGCCGCTACGGTGAGTTATCTGTTTATGCGGCTGCTGGACAAACTGGACAGGCCGGGGAAGTAAAATTAATAGGGAGGGAAGACGATGCGGGACGTGCTGAAAGCGGCGGGGCGACCGGTATATGGAGGAGGACGAGGAATGAGCATCATTGTCCTTCCGGAGACCCTTGAAGCATGGAAAGAAGAGCGGAAGTACGGCATCGGCGCATCCGACGCCGGGGCCATGCTGGGGATGAGCAACTGGAAAAGCAATGAAGAGCTTTGGCTGGAAAAAACCGGGCTCCGGGAGCCGGAGGATATTTCCGGGAAGCCATTCGTCCAGTATGGGCATGACGCGGAGCCGCACCTGCGGGCGCTGTTCTCCTTGGACCATCCTGAGATGGAGGTTACATACGACAGCCCATACAAGATCATCCGCAACAGTGAGTACCCGTTCATCTTCTGCACCCCGGACGGAGAGCTGACGGAGCGGGAGACGGGCCGCCATGGCGGGATGGAGATCAAGACAACGGAGATCAAGAACCCCGGGCAGTGGGACCATTGGAATGGCCGCATCCCGGACCAGTATTACTGCCAAGTCATCTGGCAGATGATCGCCGCCGGATGGGAATTTGTATGGCTGCTGGCGCAGATCAAGTGGACCGACCGGGAGGGGAATCACCGGAAGGACACCAGGGAGTATCTGATCGAGCGGGAAGAGGTTTTGGACGATATCCAAAGCACCAAGGCGGAGGGAATCAGATTTTGGCGTTCTGTGGAAGCAAAAAAGCGCCCAAACCTGAAGCTCCCGGAGATTTAACGAGAAAAGGAGAAAAGACCATGGAATTTATCATGAGCACGGATTTGACCACCGCACTGCCGAAGGAAATCGGCTTCAACTTTGAGGAGCTGAAGGCGGAGCTGGCTGAGAAGCTGGACTATTACAACAACCTGGTGGTCACGGAGGACACCATCAAGGAGGGCAAGGCCGAAAAGGCCAAACTGAACAAACTGCGGGAGGCCGTGGAGTCCAAGCGCAAGGAGATCAAGAAGGAGTGCATGGCGCCCTACACCGATTTTGAGGCCAAGGTCAAGGAGCTGGTGGCCATGATCGACGCCCCGGTGGCCGCCATCGACGGGCAGCTAAAGGTTTTCGAGGAACAGCGCCGGGAGGAGAAGCGGAAGGCCATTGAAACTGTTTACGACGAGATTGTGCCGGACGAGATCAAAGCCATCATGCCTTTGGATCGTATTTTTGACCAGCGATGGCTGAATACCACATTCAAGATTGAGGCCGTGGGCGAGGCCATCGGAAACCTGGCGGATAAGATCGACGACGATCTGACCGTGCTGGACACCATCGAACCGGAGTTTTCCACCGCCGTCCGGGCAAAGTACATGGAGACGCTGGACATCGGCGCAGCGTTGCGCCACAAGAAGGCCCTTCAGGATGCCGCAGAGGCCGCCAAAAAGCGGGAGGCATCCATGGCAGTGGATAACGAAAAAATTGTGGAGCAGCCCCGGGTTCAGGAAAAGCTGTACCTGCTGCGGCTGGAATTCCATCTGACACAACCACAGGCAACGGCGCTGAAGCAGTTCCTTTCCAGCAACGGCATCCAATACACGAAGATTTGAGGAGGAGAATACCATGGCATTGAATAACAGCATTGCAGCGACGAAAAAGACAGCCAACGACAAGGTTGTGGATTTTAAGTGCGGTGAGGAGGTCGTCAGGCTCTCCCCGAATATCATCCGGAAGTATCTGGTGAACGGAAACGGCGCCGTGACGGACCAGGAGATCGTGATGTTCCTGAACCTCTGCCGGTTCCAGCATTTGAACCCGTTCCTGCGGGAGGCTTACCTGATTAAGTACGGGAACAGCCCGGCCACCATTGTGGTGGGCAAGGATGCCATCACGAAGCGGGCCATGCGGAACACCGCATTTTGCGGGCAGCAGGCGGGAGTGGTGGTTCTGAACACAGAAACCGGAGTCATGGAGAACCGGATCGGCGCCATCGTCTTGAAAGGCGAGGAGCTGGTGGGCGGCTGGGCCAAGGTTTTCGTCCGCGGATACCAGGAGCCCATCGAGATTTCTGTGGCATTTGAAGAATACGTCGGTCTGAAGAAAACCGGAGAGGTCAACGAACAGTGGACCAAGAAACCGGCCACCATGATCCGCAAGGTGGCGTTGGTCCAGGCCTTGCGTGAGGCCTTCCCCGAGGACTTGGAGGGCATGTATGACCCCACGGAGATGAATATTGACGTGAGCGATCTGGCGTCCGCTCCGGTGGACATGGATGCTCCGCAGCAGGCAATCGAACCCAGAGCGGAAGATTTCGCATCCTCAGCGCCGGAGGCTCCGCAGCCGACAGAAGAGCCGGAGGGCTTTTAAGCCATGAAGGCCGTTTTTGAGCGGGCCAAGGTGATCGTGGATGGAGAGGACACCTATCTCTGCCTCTCCATCCCCCGCCGGGACGCCGCCAAGTTCGTCGGAGAAATGAAACCGCGGAAGTACGCCGTGGAGATCAAGGAATACCGTAAAAAGCGGAGTCTGGACGCCAATGCATACGCTTGGACGCTGATTGGAAAGCTGGCGGCGGTGCTGAGCACTAAGGAAGCACCAGTCACGCCGGACAACGTTTACCGGGACTGCATCCGGGACGTGGGCGACAACTACGACGTGATCCCGGTGAAAGAGGACCGGATTGAGTACTGGAACCGTATTTGGTGTGCCGGGCACATCGGGCGCTTTACGGAGGACCTGGGGCCATGCCGCTCTATCCCCGGATATCACAATATTCGGACATATATAGGGTCCAGCGACTACGATACCGCCCAGATGAGCCGACTGATCGAGATCATCATCCAGGAATGCAAGGCGCAGGGCGTTGAGACCCTGCCGCCGCGAGAACTGGATGCCCTCGTTAGCCGGTGTGGAGAGGTTAGCGTATGAACGACAAAAGATGCTTTTTGTGCGGCCGGAATGACTCCGGTGACCCGCTGGAGCGTCACCACATTTTTGGCGGCGCGAATCGGAAGAAAAGCGAGAAGTACGGCCTTGTGGTGTATCTGTGCGGCAATCGCTGCCACCGGAACGGGCGCGGCGCGGTACACAAGAACGGAGACCAGATGCGCCGTTTGAGACGGTACGGGCAGCTCAAGGCGATGGAGGAGCAGAGATGGACGGAGGCGGACTTTCGCCGCGAATTCGGGAAAAGCTATTTATGAGAGGAGATAAGAGATGCTGAACAAGATTTTCATCATGGGCCGGTTGACACGCGATCCGGAGCTGCGCAGGACACAGAACGGTACAGCCGTCACCAGCTTTACACTGGCGGTAGACCGGGACTTTAAGAACGCGGACGGCACTAAGGACACGGATTTTATTGGCGTGGTTGCATGGCGAACCACCGCCGAGTTTGTGCACAAGTATTTCTCCAAGGGGCGCATGGCCGTTGTGGAGGGTCGCTTGCAAATGCGGGACTGGACGGACAAGGACGGCAATAAGCGCCGGAACGCCGAGGTGCTGGCGGACAACATTTACTTTGGCGATGCCAAGAAGGACGCGGACAGCGGCGCCAAGAAATACGCGGGCGGACAGTTCGTGGAGGTGGACGAGGACTTCGACGCGGACGACGATTTTCCGTTTTGATAGGAGGTAGAGCGGCATGGCTTACTGGCACAAGCGGTACACCTGCCCATACTTTACCAGCAGCGAGAAACGGCGGGTCTGCTGCGAGGGCGGTAGCCGCGTCAGCTTTGAGACGGGCGGCGCGGCATCCCGCTATATGAATCAATTCTGTGCCGGGGCGTGGGAGCATTGTACCATCGCACGGCACCTGACGGACGAGTACGAGAGGCAGGGAGAAAAGAATGGGAAATAGGCGTATCGCCGAAGGAGTGAGAGGCGGTGCATAGTGGCTCTTGAGTACATTCCCTTTTATTTCAGCTATCGCAAAAAATTGGAGAAACTCTCAGATCAAGAGGTAGGTCGGCTTGTACGGGCCTTGCTGGAATATGGCGAGACCGGAGAGACGGAGGAACTTACGGGACGGGAGTCGATCGCATTTGATTTTATTGCGGACGATATAAATAGGGCAAAAGCGGCGTATGACGATAGATGCGCGAAGAACCAGCGCAACGCCAAAAAGCGATATGCACGGCATGATGGTACGACCGTATACGATTGCATACGAACGGATGCGACCGCATGCGAAACGTGCCAAACCAAAGACAAAACCAAAGACAAAACCAAAGATAATACACTCCCACCTAACGGTGTGAGTGATACGCGCGCGAAGCGCTTCACACCGCCATCCGTTGATGATGTATCCGCCTATGTTCAAGCGCAGGGCTATCACGTCAACGCAGATCGTTTTGTCGCCTTTTACGAGCAAAAGGGCTGGATGGTAGGCAAGAACCGCATGAAGGACTGGAAAGCCGCCGTGCGGAATTGGGAGACGAGGTGGAAGGAGGAACACGACGGTGGACATAACGGCGGTGCTGGAGCACCTGCAAAAAAATGGAATATCCCAGGAGAAGTCGTACTTTGAGTGCCCGGACTGCGAGGACAGGGGCTATACGGTCACACGCAGTGCCACCGGGGAGCTTATAACCCGTAGTTGCCCTTGCCAAATACGCAAGGACAACCAGCGGCGCATTGAGCGTAGCGGTCTGTCCGGTCTGCTGGAAAGCTGTACGCTGGAGACGTACCAGACGGCGGAGCCGTGGCAAAAGCAGGCAAAGCAGATGGCCAAGGCGTATATCACGGATTGGCGCGGGAAGTGGTTTTATGCCGGTGGGACCCCCGGCAGCGGAAAGACGCACCTGTGCACGGCGATCTGCGGGAAGTTGATGGAGGCAGGCTTGCCGGTACGGTATATGCAGTGGCGGTCGGACATTCCATCCATCAAGGCAAAGGTAAACGATGCGGAGCTGTACGCAGATGCCGTGGGAAAGCTGAAAACGATCCGCGTGCTTTACATCGACGACTTTCTCAAGGGCAACGTGACGGAGGCTGACCGGAACATTGCGTTTGACCTGCTGAATGCACGGTACATAAAGCCGGAGTGTGCCACGATCATCAGTTCCGAGCGGACGATAGGACAGATATTGGACTGGGACGAGGCGATAGGATCCCGCATTGCGGAGCGCGCGAAGGGCTTTACCATGAGCGTGACGGGCAGCGGAAAGAACTGGAGGCTGAGATGAACGACGGCGCGTGGAAGATCGCGTCCGGCAGGCTGTGCGTGGCCTGTTTGCAGGATATGGCGGCGGACTACATCATCGAGCCAGCGTTCCACGGCTGGGCGCAGGGCGTGTGCCAGCGCTGCGGGAAAGAGCGGAAACTGACGACGATCAAGCGCTACACCATGAGCAAGCGCGGACTTGAGAAAAGAGGGTTGTTGGATGAACAGTGACGATCTGATGCGGCTTAGCCCTACGGCGCAGAAGCAGGTCATGGAGAAGCTGCAGAAGCCGGGAAAGTACAAGGCACAGAAGACGCGGCGCGGTAAGCTGACCTTTGACAGCAAGAAGGAGGCGGAGCGCTACGACGCGCTGATGCTGCTGCAAAAGGCCGGGGAGATACGGGGGCTGAAATTGCAGGTGCGGTACTGCTTGCAAGAGGCGTACACGACGTTTGAGGGCGACCGAGTGAAAAGTATCGACTACGTTGCGGACTTTGTGTACGAGCGCAGAACGGTGCCTGACAGCTACGGCCAGCGGTACTGGCTTCCGGTGGTGGAGGACGTGAAGGGGATGCGGACGCGGGAGTACGCCATGAAAGCAAAACTGTTCCGTAACCGGTACGGATACGCCATCCGGGAGGTGTGAGGATGACGGTGTACATGATCGTGACGCGGGACAAGTACCGCCTGCCCCGATGGTGGGGTACGACCACGGCGGAGTTGGTGCAGCTGTCCGGGCGGAAGCATCAGAATGTTCGTTTTGCGATTTGGAAGGCAATCCGCAACGGCGGCAGATTCGGCTGCTACGAGGTTGTGAGATTGGAGGAGGGCGAGTGATGTTGCCACCAAATCAACCGCTGACGAAAGATGCGGCGAGAAAACTCATGGCGCTGGACGTGCAGGACAAGGAGATACTGACCTACGAAAAGCTGGACGAATGGTACACCGCATGGGGCGGACAGTGCTATGTCAGTTTCTCCGGCGGAAAGGACAGCACGGTGCTGGCGTATCTGGCGGCGTGGTACCTGTCGAGATTCAGGACACCGCCGTGGGAGCTGAACTTGGTGTTTGTGAACACTGGATTGGAGTACCCGGAGATACAGAAGTTCGTCAATGAGTACGCCGACTGGCTGCGGAGGGAGTTTCCCCGCGTGAACGTAAACCTTGTTCGCCTGCGTCCGAAGATGAACATTCGACAGGTGGTGACGAAGTACGGGTACAGCATTGTTAGTAAGGAGGTCGCAAACAATGTTTGGCTTGCACGGAGGGGGAATAAATACCGAATGATGCGTCTCCGTGGCGAAATGCTTGATAAGGATGGGAACAAAAGCATCTGGAACTGCGATAACTGGGCATTTCTGCTTGACGCTCCATTTCTTGTCTCTTCGGAATGTTGCCACATTATGAAAAAAAGGGCGGCGCATACTTATGAGCGCGAGAGCCGTGAAAAACCTATCGTTG